CTTTTGTTATATCATATGCCATGATTATTATTCTTTGTTTCTTAGGTTACTTTTGCTCGCTTACCTTGGTAGATACCAAAGGCTTCACGAGGTAGAGATTCTGCCAGCTCTGGGTTATCCAGAGCGTCACGACAGAAAGACTTGAGAGTTGAGTGATGTATTGATGACTTACAAGAAGCCTCCACACCCATCTCCTGAAGGGTTTCTAGTATTTGAGATACGAGTTGATCGTTGCCTCTGTCAAGATTGGCTTTTACCTCATTCTTGATAATGGACGAGTTGTTTGTTTCTCGCAACCAGTTGTAGGCAGCATTTTCATCTTTGATTCGTGCATCGACGAACGAGTTGATTGTAATCTGCTTGCCGTTTGTAAGTCTCAGGGAGTCAATGCCCAACGTTTCTAACATTGTGGGCAAGTGCTCTTCTGCTACTTTCTTTTTTGCAGTTTTTAACTCTGACAGATTTTCTTCTGCACGAGCTATTTGTATTTCTAAGCTGACAAGTGTGTCGCTTAGGTCAATAACAGCAGCCATATCAGTTGGTCGCTGTGATGCTGTCTCTTGTTCAGAGAACAGTTCTGGTGTGTCGATAGCTTCTTGAGCCTCAACGAGTAGTGGATCTTCATTCATAATTCTTTGTTTACAATATCTCCTATTCTAGCATAGCCAGCTATATCAATCCAGTTATCTTTCTTATTTGAATGCATTTGTCTAGTTATTTTTAGAGCAATCATAGCTAAAGCTACTTGATTAGGTGTGATTTTAGTCTCAAAGATGACAGACCACATAGTGGCTACTCTGTCTAATTCGACAGTGCAGTCTCCGTATTCGCTGTGTCGATCACCAGTAGTTAATTTTAAAGCTGTTTTTAATATGTCCATATTGTTAACACCAAGTAGGTCCAAGGTCTATGTCTGCGACTACAGGGACTTTTAAGTTTATTGCTTCTTCCATGATTTTACCAAGTTTTTTAGCTTCTGCTTCGTCGGTAACCATAGCGTTGATCTCATCGTGCACAGGAAGCCGAAGGTCAAGTCCAGCGTCATGAGCAAGTACCATAGCAAGTTTCGTTTGATCAGCAGCAGAGCCTTGAATAAGTCTGTTAAGCCCTTTGCTAACGAATGCTCTTTGGAGATTTTTAATTTGGTCTTTATATTTTGTAGTTGCATTGTTGTATCCTTTCACTGGTTTATCGTCGTAACTAGGCATCCAGAAGTCAAAGTGAGCCTTTCTGCCTAGTATGGTTTTAATTTCTCCTTTTTGCTTAGCTCGCAACATAACGTTGTCGAATAAAATTCGGAGAAAGGGTGCTTTAGCGTTAAACTTTTCAGTCACTAACTTACACTCCTCCTCTCCAATATCTAGTTGTGTTGCCATTGTTTTGTTACCCATGCCATACGAGATACCAAGACAGAGCATTTTGCATGTGTCATAAGGAAGTCCTGTTTCTTTTTCAAAAAACGTATACAGCTTCTCTCCTGATGCGAAAGCAGCTCGCGCTTCTTCTGCTTTGGGCAGAGGTTTACCCGTATGTATGTCACCAAGCAGTGCGTAGTGCACTTGTAGTCGTGGTTCTTGAGAACTGTAGTCTGCTTTACACCAGAGCATGTCTGGCTCAGCAATGTAAAGTGAGCGAATCTTTTTACCGATGTCGCTTCTCTTTGGAACTTGCTGCATGTTGGGGTTGCTTGACGACAACCTGCCACTCCGTGTCCCGCCTCGTTCTGATGCAGTCTGTTTAAAGTCAGCGTGTATGCGACCTTTGTAGTTTTGACCTAGTATTATATCTTCAATAAATACTTTTCTAAGTCTGTTAATGCTACGTAGTTCGTGTATGTTTGCTAAGGTTGGGTTCTCAGTTGCTTGCAGAAAGAATTTATCTACTGAGTAGTTACCTTTGTCAGTGCGAGGAACTTTAATTCCTAGTGTAGTCTCACAATAGTGACCTAGTTGTTGAGGAGACCATATGTCTAGATTACCAAACTGTGCGCCTAGCTGATACTCTCTTTTCTTTAAAGCATCGTTGTATTCTTCTGCTGCGAGTATGTCTACGGGGACACCTTTGAGTGTCATACTAAGAAGAACTTTAGTTACTTTACATTCTAGCTCCCATATCTGTGTTAAACTTTCTTTTACAAGTATGGGTTTTTGTTCTTGATACACGTCCCAAGTGTTACGTGCGTCAATCTCTGCGTAGGTTCCTACGTGTCGTGCTGCTAGTTTCCAAAGCCCACCTTTAGGGTCTACTCCGTAAGCTTCTGCTGCTTTCTTGAGATGCTTTTCATCTTTAGGTCGATCAAGATACTTTAAAGACAGGCTGTTTAGCGAGTAGCTAAATTGTTCTTCGTCGATTAAGGCTTCAGCGACTTGTACATCTCGGACTGTGCATCCAATAGAGATTCCAAGCGTGTGTAGCCAGCCCATATCATATAAAGCGTTAGCAAAGATAATAGAATCAGCATTGTTGATTTGATTTTTAACATAGGATATTACTAGTTTCTTTGATAAGTTGTCCCCGCCTTGGTGAGCAAAGGGTAGATACATTGTGTGGTTTTTGTCAGCTATAGCTATGCCTACTACAAAACCTTCGTTACGTTTGTAGCTGGGTCCTGTTTGTTTTAGATACGGATCATACGTTTCTAAGTCAATAGCTATTTCGCCTGACAGCTTGGGAAGCTCAGCGGGTGCTTTCCAGAAAGAACTAGGTTCCCATGAGGGTGGTAGATTCTTTGCTGGTCTTTCGCTTCTTGGTATTGTTAGTAGGTCTTGTTGCATGTTGTAAATTGGCTGGCTAGCATAGAAGCTAGCCAGTTATCTAGGATGGATTCGTCGGATGCAGCCTCCCTCAGGGGATTCACTTGATTCGCCTAGTCTACGCAGTTTGAAGATGCAGCGCAGAGTCGCATCTTAGAGCTTGCTGGGACATTAAGATCACACGGCGAACGCCATGCTTTCTGTTGTCGGGGCGTTGTCTAAATTTTTAATGTATCAAACAAGTTGTATAGTCCTTCTTGAGTTAGTTCGTATTCTATGGGTTTTTGGTCAACTACGAAGAATACCATTCTTTTAGTTTTTGGATAAGCACATAATACGCAAAGCTCAACTGTCTCGTTAGCTTCGACCAGTTTTTGGATACGTTTGTGCCAAGCTTTTTGCATTGGTCTAAGATTTTTTGTTTCATATTTTAATTCTAACAGAAGTGTTTTATTATTAGTTAACATGAGCACATCGGGAACACCACTGGATGTGGTGGTCTCGATGCGCTGAAATAGCACTGAACTTTGGGTATATTTATATGCTAGTTTACGAACCCAAGTTGAGAATGCTGCTTCATTTTTCATATAAAAGTTGACGGAGCTATGTCGTCTTCAATTTCTGCAATTTCTTTAAGAGCTTTTATAATTTGCTCTGTGTCTATTACATAGTTAGAAAAGCTTTCGTCAAAGTAGTTGTCAAGAAGTTCTGTAAATTCTAAGCCTTCTTTTGTGCTGGTATACACTTCGTCTTCTAACATTTGAACATATTTCTTAATGTTATCAGGTCTTGATAAGTTAGCTGCGTCAGTCGTGCCCAAGTAATTAGATTGAAGTGCTAACAAATCTGGATCTGTAAACAGTTCGTCAGCAGTAGCCTCTGCTATATCTTGATAACTAAAGTGATGGTCATCTTCTGCTTCTATTTTTTTATTTTTATACCAGCCACTTTCGTTGTCAAATTCCATTTGGTTTTGATAACTGCTTCTAGTGTAGCCTGTGTGGCTAGCACCATAACCTAGTCCTAGATGGGTACTTTTGTAGCTAGTTGTAGACACTTTTGGTTTTTCTACTTTAGCATAGTGTTTAGAGAAATGTTTTTCTCGTTTAGTGTAGTCTTTAGACGCAGAGCAAATGCTGAGGTCGTGAAGGGTATCAAAAGCTTGCTTTATTGTATTTATTTGGTACGAGCTTTGCAAGCTTTCGAAACACTTCTGTAACTTAGGATCTGCTTGGATTACGGACGATGCTTCCACATCGCCGTGAGATTTGCCAATCGTAAGTCTTACATGGACATCTAAGTCAAATGGTTTGTTTAGATGACCAATAGTGAAGTGTAAACCTTCACGCCCCAGCTCGTCTGCGTGGTCAGTCCCTGATTGAAATGCGGAACTACTACAATGGTGATGCACAGTTCCAAACATTGTGTCAGGAAAATTCTTACGTTCTTTTTCAAAGAACTCGGATTCTGGGTCGGACTTGACGGTCATGCCGTTAGTTATTTGGGGTGGTATCCAGAATGACCAACGGTTCTCGTCGTCTTGTTTGTTTAAATCGTAATATAGAAACACGAGTGTTTCTGATTTAAATTTTTCATAACTTAGAACACACCAGTCTGTTATGTCTTGCCACATCTTGTAAGGTATGGCTTGACCCTTCCATTCGGGTGTTACTGACTCTGCTACTGGGACTTTACACTTTGTGTATGTTGTATACAGCGCGTTGCTGGATACCTCATATACGGTGTCGTCGTGTATTGTGTATTTCTTTTCACTCATTATGCACAGTCAGCTAAGGTTATAGTTTCCATACGAGAGAACGTAGATTGAAACTCGACAGGGTTGAACGTGTCAGATGTGTTTCCGTAGCCTTCACAGAACCATGCCCATATCAAGTAGTTTGCAAACGATGCTGCGACTTGATTAGCAATGGCAAGTTGTGGCGTAGACTCTAGTGCTTCACCTTGACAGCGGATTGGAGAACCTTCGTTGGAGGTCTCAATCTCTGGATAGCGAACATACGGGTCGATTTTCTGATACTCTACAGCATACTGCGGATCGTAGAAGAACGCTTGGCTGGTTGAGAATTCGTTAGCTGCGATAATTAGCGGTTTACGCATTACGTTAGAAGCGTGTATAGCTGCGCGTCGAGCTGGGTGGTTGTCAGCTGCACAGATAATAACGTCGCAACTTTTACCGAAGTAAAGAAGATACTCTGTGTCGAGCAAGTCTTCTTCGAAGTATGAGTTAACAGCAATTGCTTCTGATTTGCGGAACACGTTAGCTTTGAGCAACGCATCTGCTTTGTATTTGCCGATGTCACTATTGCGAAATAGTTGACGGTCGAGGTTGTGTTTCTCTAGCTTGTCTGCGTCGAACAATACGACATTGAGATCAAAGCTACGTTTAAGTGCGGGTAACAGATAGCTTGTTACACCACCTGCACCGATGATTGTTGCGTTTAGTTTTTGTTTCATGGTTATCTGGTTCTGGATCCTTCGTCCATTGCTTTTAGTTTGTTAAACATTCTTTTGTTACCAAGAGGAACATCATTCTCCATGTAATGCTTAATGTATCTAAGTATTGCTCCGCGTTTCCTACCGCAATCGTGGTATGACTTTGCTATGATTTTTAGTAAAACACGAAGTTCTGCAGGATTTAAGCCGTGTTCTATATCATATGTGTCTAGTAGCTGATTAGAAGTATGTTCAAGATTTCTAATTGTAGCTGATCTTATAGCATCAGTGCGTGCTCTATAAGGAGAATGGTAGTGGTAACCGTGATTTGTTTCGAACACGGATTTACCATTGTTTAGTAGGTCTAATGGTGTTATTTCTTCCATAGTAATGAAGTGAAATCAAGAATCACTGATTTGGTTATTGGGAAAAAGAAGCCACGTTCTTTTGTAGCATACGGATTAACAATGCCAGAGCCGTCTCTGTCGGGAAGAAGTAAGCACTGAGCTTCTGAGTCATACGTTAGATAAGCTCTTACAAACTCTTCTCTAGGATACAGGTCTGTGTTAGCTGGAGAACTGAATAATTCAATAAGCACATTACGCACAATGTCGTGAGTGCTTACTGATGAGTCCATGTCAAACCTACCGTATGAATCGCCAGTGCAAATTTTGCCTGTGTCGTATATGTTTGGTAAGTCCATTGAAACAGGTTCCTTTGTGTCTTTGTTTACAGCAAACAGAGTTGGGTAGCCTATGCGTCGTTCACCCATTATTCCATTTGAAGGATTAGAATCGCTGATAATAAAATGTATATACATTTGGTGGCGATCACTATAGAAACGAGGACTATACTTTGGTATAACTCGGTTGGTGAAGTCTCTAGTATACTGATTGGGTGTTAGTTGATACTCGTAAACAGGATCAACGTCAGGATTGTTGTAGTTGATGTTTAATTTAGTTAGATCAGCTTTAGGAAACGTAAACGCATAGATGGGAACAAATATGTGTTTTTTGCTGTAATCGCTGTCGTAATAGCCTTCGTAATAACAACTAGAGATAGGGATTGAACTCCTGTCTGGACTTGGATCGTTAATTTCTAGACGGTTTACACATTGATTTAGATTCATTGTTTCATCAAACTTGCAACTTTCTACTAAGTTTCGCTGGTTTGTTATTGGAGTAGTGATTATCTCTCTACTGTAGAAAACGCCATCGCTTGCTAAAACGTATTGCTTTTCAAACGGCAACGGGCTTGTGTGGATGTATTCTTTAGGTTCGGACATTGTATCTGTGGTTCTATGGATAAAAGATTGCCTTGTTGCCTAAACGAGAAACTTATAGAAGTAAGAAATCGTCTAAGCAACAAGGACTTTGTGCCAGCGTAGCTAAGCTTTGCTGGAGGCTTGTTTTTCTAGTGTTACAGTCTCACCACTAAAATCACTTACAAATGAGTCAAGAGAGAGCGATGTGCCACCTGATAAAGCGACACAGCCCTCTGGTGCATTAAGAGCACCAAGGAGACTGCGATCGCTGAGAAGATCACCAACCGTGGTTTCGCTGTCGAAATCACGGGTGATGGTGTTAGTTACGCCGTAGCGGATTGTTACTGCCATGGTATATGTTGGTTGTTTTTGTTCTAGTTGATTGCTGAAGAACAGCAATTATTTGTTTTTGAAGCTTGTAATTCTCAAGTTTCAAATACCTCATCTCCTCATCTTGCTTGATGAGAAGATTAATTAAGTGTCTATTAGATGATTTTTTGCTTGATTTGTTAAGAGTCATGCTAAATAGTGTAGTCACAACGTTAGTTGTGTTGTGTTTCTGTTGTTCATATGGGAACATCCGTCAGAGTAATCTGACGGATGTTCTTTATGAGTAGTCGGAGCGGTTCCTTGATCTTCTTCTGATTCTAAAGCTTTGTCTCATTATTGCAGATGCAACAAGCTCAAGAACGACAGGAACGGCGACACGGACTATTGTTTTTGTTATCTTCGCTATTACCATAGAATCTTATGGTGAATAGCTATTTATCACTATGGAAAGAAATTATAGAAAAGAGTATGATAATTACCACTCATCCCCTCTCCAGAAGAAGCGGAGAGCTGGAAGGAACACGGCTCGTAGTCGTGTGAAGCGTAAGATGGGATCTGCTGCGGTAGCTGGTAAAGATGTTGATCACAAGGATAGAAATCCAAACAACAACTCTCCAAAGAATTTGAGAGTTCAGAGCAAGAAAAGAAATCGTTCACGC